CAGCCACCAAGAGGCACTAAACAAGTTGGAATCATACACGTTCAATGTATTAGGCTGTATGAGTGCTGATACTGCAATAAAGGCTGTGTATGCCGAATATTGTAAGAGGATGCGTGACAAGGTGGGTGCAAAGTTCACTGTTATTGTCCATAATTATGCCCATGACTATATCGGTACAATCAACCTTAAAAATACTGTATCAGATACAGGTGCACCAGAATATGCCTTAGTGCCGTGGCTTGCAGGTGCAGAGGCAGGGTGTGCAGTCAATAGGACTTGTGAGAATATGACATATGATGGTGAGTACACTATCAACATTGAGTATACCCAGACACAGTTAAAGAATGCAATCAATGCGGGAGAGCTTGTATTCCACAAGGTCGGTGATTCAGTTAATATATTATCTGATATCAATTCCTATGTGAGTGTTACAAAGGAAATGAATGAGGATTTCCAGCTCAATCAGGTAATCAGGGTTCTAGACCAGATAGCGATTGATATTGCGTCGGCATTTAATAAATATTACCTTGGCAAGGTCCAGAACAATACAGATGGGCGTATAGCATTGTGGAACGACTGTGTTGACCTTCACAACCAGCTTTTGGATTTGGGTGCAATCGAGGATTTCGAACCAGATGATATAACAGTGTCGAGAGGCAAAGGTAAGCGTGACGTTGTGGAGTATGAAGCAGTCAAGCCTGTATGTGCCATGAGCAAATTGTACATGACGATAGAGGTATCATAGGAAGGAGTGGTAGGCAATGGGTGATATAACTACAATGAGAGCCAGAGATGCGGTAAGCTCCAAATTGGCGACCGCATACGTTACGATAGATGGAAATAGATACCTGCTGTTCCAGGCTAAATCTTTCGAGGCAAGCTTCAAAAAGACTAAGAAGACGGTGGACATCCTTGGAAGAACCTCGCAGGGAAACAAGGCAAGTGGCTGGAGTGGCACGTTTAAGCTCACGATTTACCATAACACCGAGATATTCAACGATATGTTCGAAAAATACAAGAATACAGGTGAGGATATCTATTTTGACATACAGGTGACAAATGATGACAGCACAAGTGCAGCAGGCAGGAATACAAAGATATATAAGGACTGTAATCTTGATGATGGCGTACTTCAGAAATTTGACGCATCAGGTGACTTGTTGGAGCAGGATCTAAACGGAACCTTCGAAGACTTTGAAAGTCCAGAAAAATTCGTAGAATTAGACGGAATGAGATAGGAGGCGGATTAGATGGGCGGATTGAGTGCATTTTTAAAGCAGAACAAAAAGGAAACCCCGAATGTTAAATATGCGGCATCAAAGGCGTTTTTGGATGATGACGGTACACCCATTGAATGGGAGATTAAGCCTGCAAAGACAAAAGTAGTGGAAAATATCAGGTCGCAGTGCAGCGAGGTTGGCAAGGGCGGAAAGGTAAAGGTTGACAATGCGATGTTTAACCGTCTTATCGCAGCAGCGTGTACGGTGTACCCAAACCTTAATGATGCACAGCTTCAAGACTCATATGGTGTGATTGGTGCGGAGAACCTTATAACGGAGATGCTGGACAATGACGGCGAGTACCAAAAGTATATTGCCAAATGCCTCGAAGTATCTGGATATAACAAAAACGATACAGAACTGGTGGAAGAGGCAAAAAACTAATAGAGGATGGTGATGTGGAGGCGGTCTATGCACATTACTGTCTGCACAAGTTCCATATGCTGCCTAAAAAGTTCCTAGGTCTTGACCGCAGGGAGAGGGCTTTTGTAATTGCCTCGATAGATCTAAAGATTGAAAGTGAGAAAAAAGAGGCTGAGAGGATAAAATCAAGAAGGTAGGTGAAGACCAAGTGAGCGGGATTAACACAAGTGTATCGGTAACTGACCAATTAAGTCCAATATTTAGGACAATGACGGCAAGCATCAATGCCTGTGTAGGCACGTTTATAGAGATGCAGCAGACGGCCGACAGCGGTCTTTCCACGTCACAGGTTGAGAACCTAAACGCCTGTCTTGTTGATATGAATGCTGCGGCAATGGAGTTTGAGGATAATATTGCCAGGGCAAACAGTGCACAGCAGAATTTAAATAACAGTATTAATAATGGCAGTAATGGGATGGAAAATTTCGTTAAGAAGGTAGAAGGGCTGGCAGCGTCATACCTAGGGATTCAAGGGATTGGTAATGTGTTAGGAACTTCGGATGACCTATCACAGACTACGGCAAGACTTAGCATGATGAATGACGGACTGCAAAGCACCCCTGAACTAGTCAATATGGTATACGAGGCGGCACAGGATGCAAGGGGTTCATTTGCAGACATGGCTGATGTCGTTGCAAGGTTTGGCAACAATGCAGGGGAAGCATTTAGCAGTTCACAGGAAGTCGTTGAATTTGCCACCTTGGTTCAAAAGCAGATGAAAATTGCAGGGGCAGGCACACAGGAAGCAAGCAATGCAATGTTGCAGTTGTCGCAGGCTTTAGGTTCGGGTGTTCTGCGGGGCGATGAGCTGAACAGTATATTTGAGCAGGCACCAAATCTTATTCAAAACATATCTAAATATATACAAGGCAATGAAGACTTAGCTAAAAAGATGGCTGATGCAATAGGCGTAAGCTATGAGGAAATGTCAACCAATGCCCAAGGGCATATAAGGGATATTGCATCAGAGGGACTTATATCGGCGGATATTGTAAAAGCTGCTGTATTTTCAGCATCTGGTGATATTGATGAGCAACTGAAAAATATGCCTATAACATGGGGTGATATATGGCAGTCAATGAAAAATACAGCACTTATGCAGTTCCAGCCAGTATTAAACAAGATTAATGATATGGCTAATAGTACATCTGTCCAAGCAGCAGTCAACGGGATACAAGGAGCATTATCGGCACTGTCGGTGGTGGCACTTAATGTTGTTGACTTTATGATGGATGGAGCTGGCTTTATAGTTGATAACTGGTCAATGATAGAGCCTGTGATAGTGGCAGTTACAATTGCATTGGTAGCATATACAGCAGCATTGACGGGACACAATACTATCCAGGCGGTGTCAAATGGATTAAAGACGCTAGGTGCTATAGCGGCAGTCGCACATGGTACGGCAACGGCAGAAGAGGCGGCAGCGACAACAGGTATGACAGCCGCACAAGTTTCTTTTAATGCCACATTGCTGGCATGTCCTATTGCGTGGATAATTGCTGCAATCATTGCACTAATTACGATAATCTATCTTGTAGTGGCAGCAGTCAATAACTTGACTGGTACAACATATAGTGCGACAGGGATTATATCGGGAGCATTTGCTGTTGCAGGAGCATTTATAATGAATTCAGTCATAGCCCCTTTATGGAACGCTTTTGCAACATTTTCCAATTTTATTGCAAACGTATTCAACGATCCAGTCGCAGCAGTTGTGATTCTGTTCTCTGACATGGCACTTACTGTGATTGGATATATAACAATGATAGCAGCCCAGATAGAGGCACTGATTAACAAAATACCTGGAATGCAGGTGGATTTTACAAGTGGTCTGGATAATCTTTATAACAATCTTGCATCAGCGCAGCAGGAAGTCAAGGATGAATCGACATGGGTTGAACAGGTGTCAAAGATAAATGAGATATCATATACGGATGCATGGAATGCAGGTTATGGATTCGGTGAGTCAATAGACAGCAAGGTTTCAGATTTGTCTGAGGGATTCGAGACAAATCTTCCTGACAGTATAGCGGATGGACTGGGAGATATTAACGATTACAGCGAGGCAACGGCAGGCAACACAGGTGCAGTAGCAGATTCGCTTGATGTTACTGAGGATAACCTTGCATGGCTTAAAGATATAGCCGAGAGGGAGATAATAGACCGTACCGTATTTAGGGATATCAAGGTGGATATGGGTGGCATTAATAACACTGTCAACAATATGAATGACCTTGACGGAATAGGGCAGTACCTAGCTGATACCATATCAGAACAGATGGCGGTAAGTGCAGAGGGGGTATATTGATGGCGTATGATTTGTATTTAAACGGAATCCATTACCCCGTCACGCCTGGAAAGGTTCAGATAAAGGTCGGGAACAATAACAAGACCATAACCCTCATCAACGAGGGCGAAGTCAATGTTATAAAATCAGCGGGTTTGCAGGAGATATCATTTGACCTGCTCCTGCCGACAAGGACATATCCGTTTACAGTCTACCGTGACGGATTCCATTCGGCGGGATACTACATCGAACAGCTCAAATCACTAAAGGATGCAGGTACAAAGTTCCAATTCATACTTAGCAGGGGTTCACTCCATTATACGAATATAACCGTCACGCTTGAAGATTTGACCATTACCGATGATGCAGGCGAGGGCTTTGACTCAAAGGCATCCGTAAAGCTAAAACAATGGCGTGATTATGGTACAAAATCATTGAAGATTAATGCATCCACAGGTACAGCGAGCGTGTCAAGCGACAGGGCGGTGTCAGACAATGCACCACAGACAGGCGGTACATACACAGTTCAGAAGGGTGACTGCCTTTGGAAGATAGCCCAGCAGTATTATGGGAGTGGTGCAGATTATGCCAAGATATATGACAGCAACAGCAGTCAGATATCAGATCCAAACCTGATATACCCAGGGCAGGTGCTGACGATACCGTAAGGAGGAAACTATGGAGGCATTATTATATGTGCAGAATGGGGGCACAGTATACCAGCCAGCGGTGAAGGATGATATGAAATGGACCACAGAGCGGAAGGGGACACCAGGCAAGCTGACCT